ACTATACGGAGTGTCTGTAGCGACTATTGATGGAAGAGTAGGCGTATTTAAACACGACTTAACGGGATATGTAGAGATAGAGCCTAATAGAGGAGGATCTGATTACGTCAATTTTTATCCAATATATGCCTCGGATCAACTAGGTAGTCAACTCTCAGCGCCGCCTAAATTGGAAAGAAACGCAATTCCTACAGCAGATCATAAGAAATGGTTTGAATTTTTAATGGTCGAAGCTATGAAGGGCGCAAGTATAGCGTCCTCTGAGTCTTTAATATCAAAAATAAATAGACGCCAAGAAATAACATCTCATTTCACAACCGATGCAAGAGGTAATTTACTAGATGTTAAAGTAAAACCTCTAGCAAATGAGGCTGGTGAAACTTATAGTCTAAACGGCACAATAATTGTTAAGCCCAACATCTTCGTAAAGGGTGTATCGACAAACGCTAACACCATAGGCGGCACTACTGTTCAAGATGAAACTCAAATACCAGTAAAAATCTCACACCCATGTGAATTTCAAATATATGCAGATGCAGCCATAATAACAGACGCAATTCCTGTATCTGGAGCTAATTTATTTCTCGATTTTTCAAATAAACAAGCAGCAGCAAAAGCAGCAGCAGAACAATTAGCCGCTCAACAGGCACAACAAGCACTTAAAGATCAAATAAACAAAGAAGTAGATGATGCACTAAAAGAAGAGGCAGTAAAATACAACTCGGGACTAGAAGTATTCTTAAGAGCAATACAGTTGCACTCACTAAATAGAGTTGTGGGTGATTCTGGATTGGATTTTAGAAAAGTAACACAAGTGGATCTTATACCCGGAGATTTTGTAAACCAACTGTTTTCTACTGGTCTTTTTCAAGGTTCAGTAAATGATTTAGCTAATGATCCTAAAAAATTCGATAAGGGTCTAGAAGTCGGTGCTACCAAGAGAGAAAGGTTACTTTCATATGCTACTTATGGATTTAATCACAATTTGATGGGAGCTGCTGATCCAAAACGGTGGATCGCAGATAATGGTCTAAAACAAAATGACTTTAAAAGTATGTTTAAAGCGTGGGTCATGCCTTACGACATACATCAACCAGTATTAGCAAACGTAGATATAAATCACCCGGTATATATAAAATTGGATTTGTTGATTATGGCAATAAATCACATGTGCATGCTATATGATTCTCCAAAATCACCAGACGGAAAGCAAGTAGTTGCTGAGAATCAAACTCCAATAATTTACATGGATTTTAATACAGAGACTAATACGTGTTTGTCTATGCCATTACATATGTCAATAGATATACTTAAGTTTATGATCCCTTTTAGAGGCACAAACGAAGAGTATAAATTACTTTTTGAAGACGAAGTAACTCTAAGTGACGGCAAAACAGAATACATAAAACGTGGAGGAGATGAGATTGAGTCTTTATTCAAGCCTGAAACAGAAGATCATATATCAGGATTCTTGCCAGATTTTAAAGACCCGAATAATTCTTCAACTGGCGCATGGCAAGGTAGAATAATGAATATACTCGTTAACATAGATTATTTATTAAATTTGTGTAATAGTTTTTCTACTAATGATGACTCACATTCAGTATTTTTAAAACCATTTATGCAGCAGCTCGTAACAGATATGGCAAAGAGTATGGGAGATGTTAATCTGTTTAGATTAGCTTACTCAGACAAATCAAACTGTTTGTATATAACTGACGATCAATCTTCTCCGCTAAACGCAAAAGAGCAATATGCCTCTAATTTGCCACCAATGTTGGATAGTGGATTAGACGGAATAAATGTAAACAGCATAGAATTACCATTATACGGATTAACATCTATAGCAAAAAGTGTATCTATAAAAACTGAGGTTAGCACCAAACTTTCGAACATGTTGGCTATATCGGCAAACTCAGATAAGAAATCGTCTGCGAGTAAAGATGCTACCCCATTCGGAGTATACAATTTGAATTTTTCAGACAGATATAAACCGCAAGCTGCTACAGTAAATCAAGACGTTAAAAAAGTAACTGATGGAGAAGTCAAAGCGGCGGGCATGTTCAACTCTTATGTAAATAGTATTTTTAGAACAGATCAGCCACAAATTGATGGTACTCCTCAGGCTTTGAACTACTATATAGACAGGATGAATAATAAGAAGTCTGAAAGAGCCGCTACCAGAGCGTCTGCAATGATACCAGTCTCTGTCGACTTTACAACCGATGGTATATCAGGATTCTCTATGGGACACGCATTCCTGCTGCCAGAACAGATGCTGCCAAATACGTATGCAAGATTTAATCAGTCTCAAGAAAAAAGAGTCGGATTCGTTGTGGTAGGTTTAGATCATAGTATACAAGGAAACAATTGGGATACATCAGTTAAAGCGAATATGTTCTTTATGAAGACAGCAAATGATTTTTATTCAGATAAAAAATACTTTAATTTTAATCCACTTGCTCAAGCTGAGGTCGATGGTGTTAGTCCATATAGTAATTCTGGTGGTGGAAATTCGTATTCTGAAGGAAGCGGTACATCATTCACTGCAACAAATGCAGAAGCTAGAAAAGCGTGTGAAGATTATATAGGAAGAGCTTTATCTGATATAGAATTTAATGAACTCGTATCAGCTACATTTGCTGAATCAGGAGGAAGCGTTCAAGAAAATGGACATATTACTGCAGCAATGCTAAATAGAGCTAGAAATAGAAATAAAACAGTTTCTGTTATTCTTAGAGAGAAAAATCAATTTCAATCAGTTACCGGAACAAAAAGTGACGGACATAGACCTAGTCCAAATTTTGTTAATGGACCGCCAACAAAAAATAGAGATAAAATATATCAAGGCATGGTATCTGTACTACCTACAGTAGCAAAATCTATCGTTAATTTCACAGCAGCAAATCTAAAAGCATACGGACCAGGAACGAATCCTAAATATATAGACGAGTTAAAAAGCAAAGGTGGATTTATTGTAGGGCAATCTTGGTTTAGCGCATAATAAAATTAAAAACTATAGTATATGTCATTAAGATATTATCCTCTATCGAAAATAAAAGCAAATAAAAATACAACTGGCAACGAGTTTCTATTAAACGAAAATCCATATAAAGGAAAATACTATGAAACTTTTGATGGTAAATTTTTTACTGGAGCTAATCCAATAGTTGGAAAAAATGAAAGACTATCAAGAATTCCTATATATCAAGGAAATGAATACTTAAATAATACACCACTAACTCCTAAAGTTAGAGCGGCTTTAGCACAAAGCAATAATAATCAAACATTCAATAATCAATCCACGGGAGCTCTTAGCGTTGCGTTGCCTACACCAAAATTCAAAGGAGAACCAACTTCATATTTCCCAACAGTAATAGAAGATGATTATTACGCAGGATCAATTATGAGGTACTTTTGCAAAAGAACCAACAGCGCAGGCTATGTAACAGAAATCTCTCCAGATGAGTATTTCGCTATACAAGATGGAACTGTGCCTTATGATGTTTCTAATTATCTGACCACAAAAATCATGTGGAAAATAACTGGACCGCTAAATCAAAAAAGAATATCTCAGTATGATATTAGAGCTGGTATAATAGACACAAATAAAAGATTGGTAGAGATAGCCGAAAAAACTTTCTTAGGCATCGTAGCATATATAGGCGATAAATATGATAAGTTTGCAAGGCCGACCGAATAAAATAATTTCTATTATTCGACTCTAATATGTATTTTAGTTAAAATTAAAAAGGTTATGTACTTTGTCATAGAACACATCGATCAGCTGCGTCAAATGTCGCCCAGCGACTCCTGTTTCATCCAGGTAGTAACTCAAAACGATAATTACCATCCAAAACTTACTAGCTCGTCTATTGTATACTACAACGACTTTAAAAAAGGTTACATACTAGTAATAGAACACAGTGAGGGTTTGAGTTTGCAAACATCTGATATAAATAAATTCTTAGATCAACACAAGACTGTATACTTACTTGATGAAAAATACCATTCATATTTTTTCGATTTAAACAATGCTATAGATTTACAATTCGTTTCAGCTAATCAAACAGGTAAATTTCAAGAGTTTGATTGCGATACTCATTTTCATAATAGATTTAAACAAATTTATTATCAAGATGAACAAGAAAATCAAATAGTACCGATAACCAAACACTATGAAAAATGTGAGTGTCTATTTAAAAAGGTAGAAAATCTTATAGGACTAGAAACATCAATTGACATAGAAAAAAGAATAACCAGATCCTATAAGTTGGTAGAAGAACGCGGTATAAAAATAGATGAAAGTTTATTTTATTCAAAATTTAATCCAACAGTTAAAAACTTTTCTATAAAAGACGGTATAGCATATGGATTATACAACTTATATAATGTAACAGGTCGACCAACTAATTCTTTCAATTCAATAAATTTTTTAGCCATACCCAAAGAAAAATCTTTTAGGGAGTGTTTTATTCCAAAAAATGATGTATTTGTTGAATTTGACTTCGACTCATATCACTTAAGACTTATTGCAAAACTAACAGGATTCGAGTGGCCTAAAGATTCTCATCCTCACGTAGTGTTGGGGAAACAATACTTTTCAACAGGCATGCTAACCGAGAAAGAATACGAGAAATCAAAAGAAATTACATTTAAGCAACTTTACGGTGGAATAGAAGAACAATACAAACACATAGAGTTTTTTTCTCAACTAGATACATATATTGATAAAGAGTGGAAAAAATACAATACATTTGGATCAAGCGTATTACCAACTGGTAGAATAGTAAAAAAATCTAAAGAAATGAATAAGTTGAAGTTATTCAACTACATTGTTCAAAACTTAGAAACACTTACTAATCTAGAGAAAATAGAAAAACTTCACGCTCTATTGGCTGATAAAAAAAGCGAGTTAATATTAATCACTTATGACTCATTTCTTTTTGATTTTTCTATAGAAGACGGAAAACAAACACTCATAAAGATAAAAAATATACTCGAAGAAAACGGCTTAGTTGTTAAACATAAACACGGAAAAGATTATTCGTTATAATAAAAAATCAAATATTTATAAAAGATAGTTATGGAAGACATTAAAGATCTATACCACGAAGACATGAGCAATAAACTATTTTGCACCTTTTCTCCAAAAGAAGAACTTGACAATAAACTCGCTGAAATTAACCGAGAATATAAGATAATGTTCGGAAAAATATTTGTAATGAGTTCACCTGAATCAGACGAATACCTATGTACGTATAATATAGAACCAGAAACATCTTCGACTAGAATACTTCCAAATACAATTCTTTTACACAGAAAAAAAGAAACAAACACTCTCTACACAATTAATGCGTTAAATGTACTTATTAAGAGTCTAAATAACGGAGTTCTGGATTCCTCATTTCCTATAAACTGGAAAGATCATCAAAACAGCGTACTTCTTACGCAAGATTACCAACTTAGAAAATTAAACACAATCATTCACAAAATAGTGAACGTGTAAAATAAAGTTTTATTATTAACAGGTTTTATGTATTTTTAAAAAAAAAACGTTATGAGTATGGACTTAAATTCATTAAAGTCGCGATTAAGCGCTTTGCAAAACCCGAGAGGTGGTCAGAAAAAAGACTACTCTCAAACCATTTGGAAACCCACAGTAGGAAAACACTTAATTAGGATTGTGCCATCTGCATATGATAGACAAAATCCATTTAAAGAGGTGTTTATTCACTATGGTATCGGAAACAAAATGATGGTATCTCCTACCACTTTTGGAGAAAAAGATCCGATAGTAGAATTCGCACAAGGTCTAAGAAGATCAAGCGAGAAAGAAAATTGGTCTACAGCTAAAAAGTTAGAACCAAAACTAAGAGTATTTGTTCCTGTAATTGTTAGAGGCGAAGAAGACAAAGGCGTTCGTCTTTGGGAATTCGGTAAACAAGTTTACATGGACTTATTAAGTTTGGTTGAAGACGAAGATGTTGGAGATTACACAGATCCTATTCAAGGTCGAGACATCACCGTTGAGACATCAGGTAAAGAAACTACAGGATTGATGTATAACACGTCTACTGTAAGAGTGCGTACAAAAATCACGCCATTGTCTGAAGATGCAGAAAAAGTTAAACTTTGGTTGCAAAATCAACCTGATCCGAGCACTCTTTTCAAGAGATTCTCTTACGAAGAAATGAAATCAGCATTGATGACATTCTTAAATCCAGAAGAAGAGATCAAACAATCTGCAGATTCAGTAGAATCAAAAACTGAAGAAATTGGAGATCTTCCATGGGAAAAATCCCCGGAACCCAAGTACAGTTTAAACACACAAAAATCCTCGATAGATTCAAAAATCGATGATCTATTTCTAGATTTCTAAATGACAATCCCTCTCTTAAATGAGGGGGATTTTTTTAAAACAAGTTTATGGCAAAAGCAACAAAAACAGTAAATGAAACTATATCTGAAGCCGTTAAAGGCAATTTTAATTTAGATAAGTTTAAAAAGAGTAAAAATTTAAGTTCAACATCAGTTAAATTTAAAGATCAAAAATGGATTCCTGTATCTAGTGCTTTTCAAGAAGCCTTACAAATTCCAGGTATTCCAATTGGACATATAACGCTATTACGAGGACACTCAGATACTGGTAAGACAACAGCGCTATTAGAAGCTGCAGTATCTTGTCAAAAGATGAATATTCTACCTGTTTTTATTATTACTGAAATGAAATGGTCTTGGGATCATGCAAGACAGATGGGTTTGCAATTTAATGAAGTAGCAGACGCAGATGGAGTAGTATCAGATTATAATGGATTCTTTTTATTCATTGATAGAGAAAAGCTTACATGCATCGAAGATGTCAGTGCATTTATGGCAGATATTTTAGATGAACAAAAGAGAGGAAATTTACCTTATGACATATGTTTCTTTTGGGATTCAGTAGGATCTATTCCTTGTAGAATGTCAGTAGAAAAATCTACTATGAATAATGAATGGGCTGCAGGCGCAATGAGTCAACAATTCGGTAATTTTATAAATCAAAGAATTGTTTTATCAAGAAAAGAAAGCCAACAGTATACTAATACTATGGTTGCGATTAATAAAGTCTGGGTAGCAAAACCTGAAAGCATTATGGGTCAACCAAGATTATGTAACAAAGGCGGAAATACTATGTATTTTGATTCCTCTTTAGTTATTACATTTGGAAATATATCATCATCAGGAACTAATAAAATAAAAGCAACAAAGAACGGTAAAGACGTTGAATTCGCAAAAAGAACAAAAATAAGTTGTGATAAGAATCACGTTACTGGTGTAACAGCAGTTACGAAAGTATTGATGACAGTACATGGTTTTATCAAAGATGATAAGAAAGATTTAGACAAATACAAATTAGCTCACGCAGATGAATGGAGTCAAGTCCTTGGCTCAGGACCATTTGAAGTAATTGAAGAGTTAGAAGATTCTACAATTAAGGCAGACATATTTGATAACGAAGACTAAAATAAAATTATGAAAAAAGATTTCCAAGATATTTTCGATTCTCTTAAAGACGAGAAATTAGATTTATCAGTAAATAGTCGAGTTTTAATTCTTGATGGATTGAACACATTTCTAAGATGTTTCGCTGTAATAAGACACATAAACATTGCTGGAAATCCTATTGGTGGATTAACGGGGTTTTTAAGATCACTATCTTACATGATGAATCTCGTTAAACCCACTAGAGTTATAGTAGTTTTTGATGGTCAAGGAAATTCTACAAATAAAAAATACCTCTATCCAGAATACAAAGCTAATAGAGGAAATACTAGAGTAACAAATTGGGATGCATATGAAAACCACGAAGAAGAGTCTGAATCAATAAAAGCTCAATTAGTGAGATTAGTAGAATATCTCAAATTGTTACCCATAGATTTGCTAGTTATAGATAAAATAGAAGCTGATGATGTTATTGGACATTTAGCTCAAACAATAGATGGTAAAGTGTGGATCGCATCTTCAGATAGAGATTATTTACAATTAGTTTCTGATCGAGTAACTATATTCTCACCAACCAAAAAGAAGTTCTACGATCAAAAAATGGTGCTAAATGAATATGGAGTGACATCTCAAAACTTCTTAACGCAAAAAATATTGCTTGGGGACAGCGGAGACAATGTACCAGGCGTAAAAGGATTAGGAGCTAAAACATTGATTAAGCTATTTCCTGAACTTGGAGGTGAAGACGAGGTGAGCTTAGAGCAGATCTTAGAAAAATGTAAAAAAGATGGTAAAAAAATTCATGCAAGCATACTAGCTTTTGAGAGACAATTACAAGTTAATAAGCAGTTAATGAACTTGAAAGAAATAAACATTCCTGAAGAAGCACTTGAAGAAATAAATAATCTAATACTTAATCCGAAAAAAGATTTATATTCGCAAGAATTCATTAGATTATATCATGAAGACAATCTTGGAAACTCTATAAATAATGTACAAGCTTGGCTATTCAACAATTTTAATCCATTAAAATCAATTAAATAAGTTATAAAAAAAACACAAAAGTTATGAATGATGAATCAAAGGTATTAAATACGCTCACAGCTTACGGAGCAGGTTTTCAATTGAAAGTACTAAGCAGTCTATTAAAACACAAAGAATTTTTACAAATTATTAATGACGTTATAGATCCTCAAATGTTTGATAATCCCAGTTCTCAATGGTTAGTTTCTCAAATACTAAAATGTTATTACAAGTACCACACAACGCCAAGCTTAGATTATCTTCAAATAGAAGTTAAAAAAATAGATAATGAAGTTCTTAAAGTAAGTGTAATAGATCAACTTAAAGAAGCTTACAAAGCGTCAAATGAAGATCAAGAATATGTAGAACAAGAGTTTAGTAACTTTTGCCGCAATCAACAATTGAAAAAAGCACTATTGACATCTGTAGATCTTTTAGGAAAAGGTCAATATGAAGACATTAGAATAATTGTCGACAAAGCATTAAAAGCTGGTCAAGATAAAAACTTAGGTCACGAATATAATAAAGATCTTGAAACACGATATAGAGAAGAAGAGAGAGGAGCAGTTGCAACTCCTTGGGATCATCTTAATGAACTTCTTATGGGAGGATTAGGAGCAGGAGATCTTGGAATAATCTTTGGAAATCCTGGTGGAGGAAAATCTTGGATGTTAGTGAATCTTGGAGCAGAGGCAGTTAAAAGAGGTCTTAATGTAGCGCATTACACTTTAGAACTATCAGCGGATTATACTGGAAAAAGATATGATTCTTTGTTTACTGGCATAGAATTTCAACACTTATCAAAAAATAGACAAGTAGTAGAAGACGCTGTTTCAAAATTAGGAGGAAAACTTATAATAAAAGAGTTTCCTATGGGAAAAACTACTCCACAATCTATAGAAAATCACATACAAAAGTGTAAAGATCTAGACTTTATTCCAGACATAGTAATAATAGATTACGTTGACTTACTATCATCAAAGCGAAAAGCTGCAGATCGTAAAGAGGAAATAGATGACGTATACACTCTTATCAAAGGAATGGCAAGAGAACTAAAATTACCTGTATGGACAGTATCTCAGGTAAATAGAGCTGGCGCAAAGGACGATGTAATTGAAGGAGACAAAGCTGCAGGATCATATAATAAAATAATGATTGCAGATTTTGCAATGTCGTTATCACGAAAAAGAGAAGACAAAGTAAAAGGAACTGGTAGAATTCATATCATGAAAAATAGATTTGGCGCAGATGGTATGACTTATGGATCAACTGTTAACACTCATAATGGATCAATTTTGATAAATAAAGATGAGATGTCAGAAGATCAACTAACCTTTGACACAGGCAGTCAAAATGGATTTAAAAACGGAACTTTTTCTAATAGTGAAAAAGATTATTTAAAGAACAAATTTTTTGAATTAGGAATTTAATTTTTTGATATTGATCGGTATTTATTAGTATAAAAACAAAACGTATGAATTTCCTTATCAACATCTACAAGCAAGCAAAGAAAGGCGACAATTTTAGAATGGCAGAACCACCATCTAAGTACAGTGATAAAATAGTTCAAATGAATGCACAAGGCGCGGATTTATATCGTAAATTAGATTCGGCTACTGTGAACAAAATCAATAGAACTAATACTCCGCTTGTTGCACAGAGTAGCAATAATACTGCTTCTCCTGGTGCTAAATTCTAATTAGCACTTTAAAAAATCGAAATTAGTAAAAGTTCTCATTGTTGAGAGGGTCAATCATATTGACCTTTTCATAGTCTAACAAACAATTTAATCAAATTTAAAAAAAAATTAATGGAAAGAGGTACGCAAATTCCTTGGGGAGAAATAGGGTATATAACCTTTAAAAGAACCTACGCAAGAAGAATAAAAGAAGAAGATCCAAATTCTAAGACAGAAGAATTTTGGCAAGTTATTCAAAGAGAGTTAGACGCTTCGGATAAACAATTGAAAGTAGGTTTTACAGAACAAGAAAAAAAGAGATACGCAGAATTACGTATGAACTTGAAATTTTCTACCGCTGGAAGATTTATGTGGCAATTAGGAACAAAAACAGTCGATAAACTTGGATTGCCATCTTTACAAAACTGTGCTTTTACAGTTGTAAACTCACCTATCAGACCATTTACTTGGGCATTTGAAATGTTAATGCTTGGCTCTGGAGTTGGTTACAACATTCAAAAACACAATGTATATCAATTGCCAAAACTAAAAGGCAAGATAAAAATAGATAGAAAAGATACTGGCGATGCAGATTATATAGTTCCAGATTCTAGAGAAGGTTGGGTTAAATTACTTGGAAGAGTACTTAAAGCTCACTTTTACGGTGGCGAAGGATTCACGTATTCTACAATTTGTATCAGATCTAAAGGCGCTTTAATCAAAGGATTTGGTGGTACTGCTTCTGGACCAGAAGATCTTTGTTGGGGAATTACTGAGATAAATAGAATACTAAACTCTAGAGCAAATAAGAAGCTCAGACCTATTGATTGTTTAGATATAATGAATATCATTGGTTTTGTAGTAGTTGCTGGTAATGTGCGCAGGTCAGCTCAGATCGCTATTGGAGATTACGATGATTTAGAATATTTAAAAGCAAAAAGGTGGGATTTAGGATCAATTCCTAATTGGAGATCTATGAGTAATAACTCGATAGTATCACCAGAAAATATAGATGATATACCTAATGAATTTTGGGAAACATATAATCAAGGAGAACCGTACGGATTAATTAATTTAGAATTAGCAAGATCTGTTGGCAGAACAGGAGAAACTCAATACCCCGATCCTGATGTAGAAGGATTTAACCCATGCGCAGAACAATCACTAGCAAATTTTGAAACTTGTTGCTTAGCTGAAATCTACTTACCTAATATTGAAAATTACGAAGAGTTAAAAGAATCTTTGATGTATGCATATAGAATGTGTAAGCACTCTTTAGCACTTCATTGTTCTCTTAAAGAAACCGAAACTATCGTAAATAAGAACATGAGAATGGGTATAGGGATGACTGGTATATTGCAAGCTACAGAAGAACAAAGAAGTTGGTTGAAAGAAGCTTATGTTTGGTTAAGAGAATATGATAATCAGTATTCAGATCTTAAAGGATTTCCAAGAAGTATTAAATTAACCACAGTAAAACCAAGTGGTACTCTAAGCTTGCTTGCTGGAGTTACTCCTGGAGTGCATCCGAATCCAGCTGGACCATACTATATTAGAAGAGTAAGAATATCAAGTCAATCTCCATTAATAGATGTTTGTAGAAAGCATGGTTTTCCTTTAGAATACCAAAGAAATTTTGATGGATCCGAAGACAAAGCAACAATGGTAGTATCATTTCCATGTAAACTTCCAGAAACCACTCCAGTTGCTGCTGATTTTGATTGGAGAACTCAAATGGACATGGTTAGAAAAATGCAAGCTGAGTGGTCTGATAATTCTGTAAGTTGTACAGTCTATTATAGAAAAGAAGATATAGAAGACATCAAAGCATATTTAAAAGAGCATTTTAGACATGAGATGAAAACTGTATCATTCTTATTATATTATGGACATGGATTCGACCAAGCTCCATATGAAACAATTACTAAAGAAGTATATGAGGAGATGTACAGTAAAACTACTCAAATTACATCAGTAGAAATCAAAGAAGATGATATGACAATAGATGAGTGCGCTACAGGAGCATGCCCTATAAAATAACATGAAAGATTTCGTAGAAAATAAACAATATTACTTAGAAAATGGTGCAGTAGTTTTTACTGCACTTTTTCATTTAGAACGTGGAACTTGTTGTGGAAATAAATGTAGGCACTGCCCATATGAGCCAAAACACACGAAAGGAAATACAGAAATCGACCAAAAAAATAAATTAAAAAAGTAAAAAAATAATGCTTACTTTTATATAAATAATAAGATATGACTCTCACAATAAGCCCAGAAAATGTATATATATCTATAATAGTATTCCTAATGGTTATACAAATTTTTCAGTGGAAAAAGATAGATTCTTTAAAATCTGAAATAGATAGTATATGGGCTCAAATACAAACGTTAACCGTAAATGTTGCAGCAGAATTATTAAAGTTAAAACACCCTAAATCTGATGAAGCAAGCAAAAAAGAAAAAAGCTGAAGGCCTAGGAGACACAATCGCGGACTTTACACATTTACTAAAGTTAGATAAATTAGTAAAATCCTTAACAGAATCAATAGGAATAGAAGATTGTGGATGCACTCGTAGGCAAAAAAAACTCAATGAACTATTTCCATACAAGAAATGCGAAGATAAAAAATTAGATTAAATCAATTATAATTAAATAGTTATGCAAGAAAAAAGTTACGTATTAGTCGACAATCTCGACAAGTTAAAAGTTATGATCTCTGAAATTAAGTCAAATGATCTCATCTCATTTGATACAGAGACAAACAGTCTAAATCCCAGAAAAGGTAAAATCATTGGTTTTAGTATAAGTACAAAAATTAGTACTGGTTACTATTTGCCAACTATGATCTTTACTAATGATGATCTTCAAGATAATTTTATAGATGGCCATAATTGCCATGAATTAGCAAAAAAATGTATAAATTTATTGATCGGCAAAAAGCTTGTGATGCACAATGCGAGTTTCGATTGTCGATTTGTTAAAGCTTTCTATGGCATAGATCTTGTGCCAAGTTTGCATGTAGATACTGTGCTGCTAGTACATACAGTAAAAGAAGAAGGCGCTGGATTTGGTTCTGGTACTCCTTTTGGACTAAAGTCCATTGCCAAACTTATCCAGAAAGAAATCGGTCTTGATGTAGAAGCAGAAGCTAATGAAGAGCAAATTGAATTAAAGACATCGATCAAAACCAATGGTGGTCAAATCACTAAAGAAAACTATGAGATTTGGAAAGCTGATATAAATATTCTAAGTAAATATGCCGCAGCAGATACTGATCTTACACTTAGAATCTATCATCACTTTATAGAAATTCTTAAATCAGAGGGCCTCGAACAATTCTTCTTCGAAGATGAAGTTATGCCTCTTTACAGAGAAGTAACTATTCCAATGGAAGAGAAAGGCGTTAAGATTGATATTGATCTTATCAAAGAGTCTAAACAAACAATCTCAATAGAGCTCAAGAAGTATTCAGATCTTATTATGAAGTCTTTGCTATCTGATTCTAGAGTACAAGAGTGGGTTATATTAAAAGCTGTAGAATCATTTCCACCTAATCATAAAGGCACATTTGCTCAAAGATTGATAGAAGAAATGCAATTAGATATTCCAAAATCTGAAAAAACTGGAAAGTATAGCATAACTCAAGCAAATGTAAGTAGATTGCCAGAATCAGCAGAGAAAAAGTTCTTACTTAGTGGCGACAAAAATCTTTTAGAAGAAGACATGATTATTAAGATCTGTGTTAAACTCTGGAAAGAAGATAATGATGGCAAATTCTTTAATATACAATCCAAAGATCACTTAGGTGAAATTACATTTGGAGCTTTAGGCATGAAGCCTAAATCAAATACTGCAAAAGGTAAACCTCAATTTGATGACTCTTTCATAGAATCTATATTTGATAAGTGTGATTGGGCTAGATATTTGAGAATATATAATAGACTACTTAAAATAAGTTCTACATACATAGACCGTTTCTTAGATGGTGAAGAAGATGGTCGTTATTACTTTTACTACAAACAACACGGTACAGTTTCTGGTCGTTATGGATCTGATGCTCAACAGCTACCTAAAGTAAAAGAAGAAGGCGATGATGATCCAATTGTTTTACAATACAATAATTTGGTTAGAGCATTCTTTATTCCTGATGAGCATAATATCTTTATTGATTGCGATTATGAATCTCTTGAGCCTCACGTATTTGCTCATGTTTCTGGTGATGAAGGTCTTAAAGATATTTTTAGAAATAACTGGGATTTCTATTCCACTATTGCTATTAAAACAGAGAAGCTAAACCAATATTCCCCAGACAAAAAAGCTGATAACTATCTTCGTAAACTTGCTCCAGCAGTAAGAAACAAAGCAAAAGCATACTCTCTTGGTATTCCTTATGGTATGGGTGCTTATGCTCTTGGCAAGAATATAGATGTTCCTAAGAAAGAAGCTCAAAACCTTGTTGATGGTTATCTAAATGGATTTCCTGAATTAAAAAAATGGATGGAAAGATCTGAAAATGATGCTCGTAATCTTGGCTATGTTAAAACCCAAGTTGGTCGTATACGACATCTGCCTAAAGTAAAACAAATCTTTGACGCTGTTGGAAATGCAATGCAAGATTGGAATGCTAAGAAACAATTAGAATATAAGTATGGCAAAGAAAAGATAATGAATTTGTCAAGAGACTTTATAAATGGTCTTAATAATGCGAAAAATGTACAGATCCAAGGCTTATCAGCATCTATAGTAAACCGAGCTGCTTTGGCAATCAACAGAGAACTTGCAAATCAAGGCATTAGAGGTTGGGTTTGCGCTCAAATACATGATCAGATCATAGTAGAAGTAGATCACGATCATGATAAACAATGCGCTCAACTAGTTAAAGATCTTATGGAAAACACTACTAAACTTAGCATAGCTCTTAAAGCGCCTCCTGAGATTGCAAAAAACTTTAGAGACGGTCACTAGAAGCCAATTATTACATATTTATTAGCATGAAACCATTCGACTATAACAAATATAGAAAACGCAATGTGCTGCTAAATGAAAATTTTCAAGAAGGCACGAATCCAGAATCTGAAGCATACGACTTTATATCAAAGAATTACAAAAAGATTATTGCGCCTGCAATACAAAAGATGTTGATAGAATTCGATAAAGAGTTTCCAGATGCGACTCCTCAACAAATAAATAAAGCAACAAAAACTATTTTAGATATAGCAAAGTATCAGATTCAAGTTTGGAACAATTAAAATAAAAAAACAATGAAACAATTCGATTACAACAAGTATTTAAAGAACAATCCACTTTTAAAAGAAGAAGAGACACAATATAGTTCTTTTATATTGTCTCCTATAAAAGATTTGGCGTACAAATTGCCCAGTCTTATGCAACCAGATAATCCAGATGGTACTTACAGTTCAGAACAGATTATGGCAGCAATAAATAAGTATAGTCCATATTTGAAGAAAAGAATCAAATGGCATGACTACTCTGACAAAGACAATATGATAGATACAATAAAAAAATATATTGGTAATGAAGAAGAACAGCAAGCTGATAAAGAATCATCAACCTATAAATTAGGGGACATATTCAGATATACTGATGCACGCGACGAAGAATCTAAGTATTATATTTTAGCTAAAAGTAAAAATCCAAATAAACCAAATGTAGTTGGTCTTTGGACAGTAAATCCACGAACAATGGCAGACTCTCTTAATTGGAAGGGCAGAAAAATGTGGAACCAAGCGCAAGTGGAAGATCCAAATAACTTAACTAAACGTGATTGGATCAATATATTAGATTGGCCTCTTGCATTTTCAAAATTTGAAAAAGTAAATTAAAAACATGAAACAATTCGACTACAATAAGTTTTTAAAAAATAATCTTCTTTTGAAAGAGTTTACAGACGATCCCCAAGCAGAAGAAGACGCAGAAGCGTTTGTAAGTACTCCTGAAGGTAATAAAGCCGTAGCAACATTAAAAAGTTTTATTAGTAGACCATATGAAGATGAAGAGCTTCAAGATTTATTAAATATGTTAAAACTATCAAGAGAGCAATTCTTGACAGTCGCTCAAGTTGCTGGAATGAAACTTAAATCAGGTTGGGGAGGTATAACAATCAAAGATCGCAACTATAAAGGAACTACGCCATATATTGAATATATACCTGATACGAGAAAATGGTGGGTTGGATAATAAAAAAAATAAAAAATAATGCAACAATTCGATTACAACAAATATTTGCAAAACAATCCTCTTTTGAAAGAGAGCTTTATCGGACCTGATACAGATGTTTATGAAGAAGCTCAAAACATACTTGATGATATTTTATCAGAAAGAGATTGGATGGAAATTCAAGACATGACTTTTGAAGATGCATTAGATACAGTAGAAGCATATGGTCATATAGGACCGAAAGCAAGAGCTATCGCAACCAAATTAGTGAGTCTAGTTCAAGATACAACTCCAACAAGACAAATGACTGGTGATCCTGATACTGACTTTATGGGTGAAGCAATAGGTCAAGATAATGACTACAAAAAAGCCGCATTAGAGATAGTTGCATTGGCAAAAAATATAATTAAATCTGCAGAAGAACAATTATCAATGCGTAAAGAAATATCTTATGCTTCAAGGCTAACTAATGCAGATCAATTATCAGATCTATATTATCATCTTTTAGACGAATTAGGAGATTTTGTACCAAAAGGTATGGACCCATTTAGAAAAGGCGCCAAGAAAATAATAGTTGATAAGTATAATATTGAAATGACAGATGAATATGGTCGTAAAATGACATGGAGATAAAAAATAAAAAATAAAAAAACAATGAAACAATTCGATTACAACAAGTATTTAAAGAATAATCCTCTTTTGAGAGAGGGAGATATACCTACAAGACAGATGACCGGCGATGACGATGCTGATTGGATGGGTGAAACATTTAATGACGAAGAAGGATCAGGTTATTCATATGATTACCAAGAAGGTCCCGGCGCTAGTCCTCAAGAGATTGCAAGAACAATAAAGCAATTCCAATCAGATATGTATATTTGGAATAAACTAGCAAAAAACGATTTCTATTCTATGGCTCAAGGCGATAGTGCAGACATTAAAACAGATTATTATCCAGAGTGGAAAAGATCAGATTTTGAACAAGTAATTGCAGCACTCGAAGGAGGATCTACTTCAATGAATGAAGCTAAAAATAAAGAGAAAGATATAGAAATTGACATAGATTCTGCAGAACAGATAACTCTAAAAGGCAAAGAATTAGATTCTGATAAATTAGGAACCAATAAAAAATATAGAGACCTTATCTTAAAAGCACCAGATAAAGCATTCATGTATAAAGGAAAACCTGCAAGTATAACTGCAGTTGATCTCAATGACGGATCTGTAGACGAACCAAAGATATACTTGACTATAATAAATGAATCAAAAATCAATGAAGCTTTTGCTGCCAATTCAAAACTAGCAAATGCTTTAAATTTTTTAAAGAGAAATGCTGATAATATAATTGAAGATAACCCAGAAATTGCCGCAGCTTTAGAAGCTGTAAAAGCTAGTGGATTAACATCACGAGATGTATTTACTTTTGCAAGCTTGTTTCCAAGAGACAGCTTTAAAGTAGATGATATTCGTACTGGTAAATTAGAAGCTCAAGTAAATAGAGTTTATTTTGATGGATCAGATATGTTAAACAAAGTAAAAGCATTGAGATTGTTTCTCTTGGCATTTGACAACTATCATTACGGTGATAAAAATTGGTATAAAGGATATTAAAAAAAATAAAATCTTAGTAAGAGCACCTTTTCGGTGCTTTTTTTATGTCACCAAAAACTAAAATTTTTTTAATAATCTAAAGTTATATATATTTATAGATAAATAGCAAGATACGGTAGGTCTTGGTTACGAAAAACAATTATTAATCGCTCACCTGATGGGAGCACAAAAAACTAAAAAATGACACAACTATTAAACAGATCATGGGCAATGGACCCATTAGACATTGTATGGAAGAATTTCTTTGATACAAACTCAAGATTCAATCCAATTCAAGAAAAAATCAACTATCCAGTTGACATTTATGAAACAGACAAAGGTTTACGATTCGAACTCGCTGTCGTAGGATTAGAAAAATCTGATCTCGATATCACAGTAGATGGCGATACACTAAGAATTTCCCACGAAAAAGCTGAAGAAGCAGAACAAAAAAATTACATTCAAAGAGGCATCGCTAAGCGATCTTTCGATCTTGCATGGAAAGTAGCTAGCAAATTTAATTTATCAAAATTGACTGCAGAAATGGACAAAGGTCTACTCGTAATAGACGTTCCTTATGCAGATTCAAAAGAACCAAAGAAAATATCAATTAAATAAATTACAAGCCTACCGTAATAGTTATGACAATAGGAGCAAAACAAGTTTTGAAAATCAATGATTCACTTTTCATAGTAAAAAGAATCTTAAGAGAGGAATATTGCAAAGACGTAGAGTTTCTAAAACTTTGGTCAGGTGCAGATATTGCTTTTAAAAAAGAAGATCTCATTTATTTTTGCGAAGCCATTATTGATCTAGAACCAGAAACAATTTAAAAAACAAAACACAGATATGAGCAAGTTACAACCAATGAATGGCAACGTCATTCTAAAGCCCATCGAATCTCAAGAAGAGACGTTTGGCAACATCATTATCCCTGATTTGGGAAAAGAACGCCCTGAAATGGCAGAAGTAGTAGCAACTAGTGCTACCTATAATTGGCATAGCGGAACTAACGTAGAAAGCCAATTACAATCTGGCATGAAAGTGCTAATTCCAAAATTAGGCGCAATGAAAATCACTATCGAAGGAGAAGATTATTTCATTTGCAAAGAAACAGAAATTTTATCACAAGTTATTTAAAAAACAAATTATGTCAACACAGAATTTATCAGGAAAAGATCTAAAAGAAAAATTACTGACAGGTATTCAAAAATTGAATCAATCAGTATCTTCTACCTTGGGACCAGGTGGTCGTACAGTTCTAATCAAAGAACAAACAGGTGAAGTAAAAGTTACAAAAGACGGCGTATCAGTTGCGAAAGCATTTCACAAATTAGAAGATGAAGTAGAAGATTTGGGCGCACAACTTGTAAAGCAAGTAAGTATCAAATCTGCTAACGAAGCTGGAGACGGAACTACCACATCTACAATCTTGGCAACCAAAATGGTTGAAGAAGGATTGACTTTAATCCATCAAGGAGTAAATGCAGTTTCTGTTAAAAAGCAAATCGATGCTGCGGTTGAAAAAGCTGTAAAGAAAATCAAAGCAATGTCAATTGATGTTTCTACAGAAGAGCAAATCAAACAAGTCGCTACTATCTCAGGCAATAATGATCCAGAAATTGGAGAACTTATTGCTACGGCAATTGAAAAGGTTGGTCGTGAAGGAGTAGTTACTATCGAAGAATCAAAAACAGGTGAAACTCAATTAGAAGTTGTTGAAGGTATGCAATTTGACAGAGGTTATAAATCTCCTTACTTTACTACCAACAACACTACAATGCAAGCTGTATTAGAAGATCCATACATTTTCTTATATGATGGCAGAATCACTACGGCGCAAGAGTTGTTGCAAGTGTTAACCAAAGCAAATTCAGAAAACAAACCAGTTTTGATTATTGCTGAAGACATCGGTGATGAAGCTTTGGCAACTTTGATTGTAAATAAAATGAGAGGCATCGTTCAAGTATGCGCAGTTAAAGCACCTGATTTTGGAGAGAGAAAAACTCTTATCATGGAAGATATTGCAATTTTAACAGGCGGACAAGTAATGTCAAAAGACAAAGGACACAAGCTTGACAAGATCGCTCCCAATCAGCTTGGCGAGTTCCTTGGCCGCGCAAGAATGGTAACAGTAAGTAAAGATCAAACTACGGTTATTGATGGCAAAGGAGACGAACTGGTGATCTCTACAAGAGCAAACGAAATCAAAGATCAAATCGAGAAAGCAACTTCTTTCTACGAAAAAGAAAAACTACAAGAAAGATTAGGAAAACTAATTGGTGGAGTTGCAATCATCTCGGTTGGCGGAGATTCAGATATCGAAATCAAAGAGAAAAAAGATCGCGTTGAAGATGCGCTTTTCGCAACCAAAGCAGCTCTTTTAGATGGTATTGTTCCTGGTGGTGGTATTGTTCTATATGATGTGCTTGATTGCACAGAAGATAGTAATGACAAAGGTCTACAAATTGTCAGCATGGCATGCGCAGCGCCTTTCATGAAGATTCTTGAGAATGCAGGAAATGATAAATGGTATTCCGTAGCTCATGACATTCATACTTCCAAATTAAAGAATGCTACTTATGATGCCAAGAATGGCAAAGTAGTAGATGCGTTTGAAGCAGGAATCATCGATCCAGCAAAAGTTGTTATTACAGCTCTAAGAAATGCAGCTTCTGTTGCAGGAACTATCTTGACAACCGAGTCAGTTGTGTTTGAAAAAATAGATAAGAAAGCTGATGATGGAGGAATGGGAATGATGGGAATGTAAAATAAAACAGTTATAAATTAGAGAGCGCCTACGGGCGCTTTTCTTTTTTTTCGTATATTTATAAGTATAAAAAAAAACAAATGCAACAATTCGATTACAACAAGTATATAAAGAACAATCCTCTTTTGAAAGAAGCCAAAAATGTGAAAAAAGACGGAGATGAAATTTGGTTTTCAGATGAAAACTATTTCAAAAAAGAACACGAAGGCTATAAATTGAAACCAACCGATATGGTAGCCATAGGTGACAGTAAAGCAATGACTTATGCTCAAGCTAAGAAAAAATTTGGTGGAACAATGAAAGAAGCTCCAAAAGAAGTTGAAGAAGCACAAAGCGTTGAATCAACTGATGATTATGTATACTATGTCCAAAAAGGATTAAAAAAAGGAGAATTTGCATATATAACTGCAAAAACTAAAGTCGTAGTAGGAAATCAAGTAGTTACAAAATACAGCGGTCAGTTTGGTGAAATAGTTAAAATAGTTGGAGACAAATATATAGTAGCAGACGATGCTTGGGGAGATAAATCACAAAATAGCAGAAAAAATCTTGAAAAAAATTATTTACTTGTAATAAAATAAATGAAATTAAAAAAATAAAAATATAGTGAAAGCACCGAAAAGGTGCTTTTTTTATGTCTCTTAAAAAATAAATTTCCCCAAATCGAAATTATATATTAAT